ATTACTTGATCATTGTATTGTCCACAGCCTGCGGTTTGTCCACCTGATGAACTAGATGGATAGCCATTACAGTTTCCCTGAAACCCTGCTGTATTGTTTCTTGTTTGTGTAGTTGTAGATAAAACATTACCAGTTGAATCTTTTAATTTTATAACAACAGTATGGGAATCTGTTGCTCCACTTTTACCTTCACAATTACCTGCTTGGTTATCACAGTTTGCAACATCAATATAACTATTAAGAGTTACACCATTGTCTAACATCTCTTGAGTAATATTATTATTTGTTAATGCAATGTCATCAACAGAGAGAGTGGCTGTGCCCGTTACTTCAAAGTCACCACCAACACTATACTTATACCCACAATTAGCTTGTGATGCAGGACATGTTACATCAAATCCATTTACTGTAGAACCAGTAGATACAGTTCCAGATCCACCAGGATTTATTTGATCCGTGGAACTAGATCCCCAGTCTACACCATCGTTTGCGTTTGGAAGTAAGTTACCTGTTGTAATTACATCAGCTCTTGCAACTGAGTACAAAAGCAAAAGAAATATAATAAAAAGTCCTATTAGCCATTTCATTTTAATATAAGTTTTTTAATTGATAAAGATCCATCAATATTTGTTTCTAACTCTGCCATAGATTTTATACATTGGTATTTTATATTACCACCAACTTTTAAACCACGTTTAGCAACGCGGGCCCCTGCTAAACACTCAGACATTGAAGTTTGAATACGAGCTTCCTTAATCTCTCCTCCTATTATCATAAGTAAAGCTACCACCATTTCTGTCATTGGTGACTTCCGTTTGCTCTAACTTTATCTTTTAATGCTTCTACATCAGATAATAGTTTTTCTAATTGTTTTTGAGTAAATTCTATGTTGACTTTGTTTGTCATATTCTGCTCTTGATTTTTTTGTAATTTTTCTACGTCAGAAAAAAGTGCTTCTAAGAGCATGTATTGCTCCTGATCCGTGGGCAGTTGTTCACTTTTCTTGAGAAGATCAGCTTGAAATAATTCTCTTGACGTTTCTAACGAGGTAAGTCTAGCTGTAATCTCTGTGTATGCGAACACGCCAGCCACAACGCCCGCGATTATCATGAGCATGTTTTTGACGGGCATACTTACAGAAGTATTCTCGCTTATTTTCATCTAGGCCCTTGCCAGTCCTCTGGTTTTATATAATTGTCTTCTTTATATTTTGCTGCTGCTTCTTGTTCTGCTTTTAATTTAGCTTCTTCTTCATCAATCTTTTGTCTATCATCCATACGTTTTACATATGTTTTATAGTCTGGTCTTTCATGATCATACTTAGACCATAAAGCCTCTGCTTCTTTACCTATTTTACCATCTATTGGACATGGTGTGCCTGCTTGTATCATAGATTCAAATACTCTTTCATCCTGACATAATATAGCAACTGCAGCTACTTTCATACCAAAATCGTTAAGTATTCTTGCTAGTTTTAATCTTTCACAATTTTTGTCTATCGTGTGTTTACCACCACTTAAACCCACACCAAACGTCTGTACACCTGCTGATACTCCAACAGCACAAACGTCTTGCGTCATGGAGTTGTAGGATGGTGCTGAAGCTGATGGTGGTGCAGACTTAATATTAGAGTTTGTTGTACTGTTTGTTGTGCTATTAGAACTAGACCCAGATTGGTATGTTGTTGTAGCAGTTGATGTATAACCACCCTCAATAGCTGTGTTAGATCCTGAAGTATTTGTTTGTGTTGAACCTGGATAAGCTGGTCCCACCCATGCTATCAAACACAATAAAATAATTAGTATGCCTGTAAAATAATAATTCATCTTACTAGTCTCCATTATTTAACCTCGTTCTCATACTCGTCCGCATGTAAGTCATTATCCTCACCACAATGGCAAGGATGATGACATTTACTACAAAGTTTTTTTCCCATTAACCTAAGTAAAGTATTATTATTGATGCAACTACTATGCATCTGTAAACTAATAAAGTTTTTTGCTCAGGCATTGTTATTTTTTTCCAAATATTATCAATCATTTTTCTTCTCCTCTATCTCATAAAAGAAATTATCAGTATCTTCTGTTTTCCATTTACCAGAGTCTTCTACATTCCACTCTGATGTTTGAACTTTCCAATCAGGAATATTATCTTTCACTGTGAAAGAAGGTAAGTCCCAGATCAGTCTGTTGTTTGGTTGTGCTGCATAGTTGCCATCATTTAAAGCAAGTATGTGAGCGCACTTATGTTCGTGCGGTATCTCCGAATGTTCGGTGTCTAATATATTACTCTCTGGATGTGCAAAGTCAACGGTAAATAAATATTTTCCGTGATGCCATTTTTTATCTTTACCTATGTATTTACCAGATGTTCCTTGAATTATATCCCAAGAACAAACAGCAGGATAATAACTAAAACAATTCCACAACTGAAGTTCATCAAGTCTTCGTGTGGGTACATCTTCCGGTTTAAATCCTCTTTGAATAAAAGCTGTAATAGGTAGTCTATAAAAGATTGCACCATTCTCCATAATTGCATGAAATAAAAGTGCGCTACCTGCAATAGAGCTAATACCAAAGATAATACAGTCTTCAACTTCTCCATGATGTTTTTTACAATCGTATAAATATTCTCTTCTTATTTGCGCATAAGTCGCTGGTATGTTTGAGTTTAAGTAAGCCATTATAATTATCCATTTATTTGCCCCCAGTTATCTCCTGACTCATAGTCAACTTTATTGGGGATCTTTAATGTAACAGCTTCTTCCATAATCTCAATAATTTTTTTAGCTTGCTTGTCTGACTCTACAGAAATATCCAATTCATCGTGTATTTGTATGTGCGGTACAATACCCTCTCTATATAAATTTAACATAGCTTGTTTAGTCATGTCTGCTGCAGAACCTTGAATTAATTTATTTAAAGCTTTGTAAGTAAAAGCTCTTTTTATATTTGGCTTTATACTTTTTAAAATTTCGCTTTCTGTGATTTCTCCTAGATCTAATTTATATTTTTGTTTCTCTATTTCTTTTGTTTTTTGTTTAACTATTGAAGCTTCTCTAGCTTCTGCTTCAGTCATTGGAGGACTAAAGACTCCAGGGTTATATTCATTTAGTTCCCATTTATCAAACCTACATTTTCTTCCAAGTAAAGTTCTAATATATCCTAAAGCTGCTCCGTCTTTTGATGTGTTGTTCATTAGATCTTTAACAAATGGAACACGGTCATGATATTTATTAAATAATTTCTCTGCTTCATCTTTTGTCGATAAACCTAATTCTGCTTGTAGCTTTGCTTTACCCATACCATAAAACAAACCTAAATTAATTGTCTTAGCCTGTGTCCTAGATATGTCTGCCATGTCTGCTACAGTCTGATGAAAGTCTACTTCGTTATTATTAAACTCATTCACAATCTTTTTTACTTCTTCTTCATTACGAAGTTTCTGACTTGAAGCTGCATAGTGCACAACTAATCTTGGTTCTTGTTGACTGTAATCAAAACATCCCCATTTGTGACCACTCTCTGGTATAAATAGAGATCTAATCATAGGCCCTAGCTGCTTGTTCCTCGCTGGGATTTGTTGGAGGTTTGGATTTGAATATGAAAATCTACCTGTCACGGTCCCGCCACCCTCACCTCTAATAGGGTTGATGTCTGCGTGTATTCTACCTTTATATTGATACTTGATAATCGTATCTATAAATGTAGTATGTGCTTTGTTTATCTCTCTTGCTTTTGAGATTTTATTAACAATAGGATTTTTATGTTCTTGAAGAAAGTTTTTAGTAAATGAAGGTGCCTTCGATGCTGCAGTTCTTGCGTAAGGTAAACCTAATTTATCAAAAACTTTGGCAATACTTCTTGCAGCCCATATTTGAGGTTCTAGGTTGGTTTCTTTTTTTATCTCTAGGAGCAATTTTTCTTCTTGTGATGCTAATTGTTGCTTCAATTTATGAGCTTTTTCAACGTCCACTCGAACGCCCTTAATTTTCATATCAATTAACGCAGGAAACAATTGAGTTTCTAAATTAAATATATTTGTAAGATTTTGTTTTTTAATTTCTACAGATAATTTTTTAAAAAGTTTTAAAGTTAATTCAGCATCTTTCTCTGCATAGGCACCAACAAACATATCAGGTAACTTCCACATCTCTGCTTTTGGGTCAACACCAGCTTTAGCTGCGGCTTCTTTCAATGCTGTCTCGTCTTTAACTTCACCCAACCATTCATATGATACGCTGTTTAGTGAGTATGAGAATTTGTTTTCATCAACCAATGCTGCCATTACCATTGTGTCTACAATGTGTCCATTAATTTTAACTCCGTATGCTTTTAACCAACAAACATCATACATCGCATTGTGAAATAATTTTGTAGCAGGTAAAGCACATACATCTTTAATCCAACTCATAACACTGACTTCATCAAAATGATTCTGTTCTAAATGTCCAAAAGAATAATAACCCGACCATCCCTCTACAGCTACCGCAATACCAACAATCTCACCTTCTCCAATCAACGCACCAGAACCACGTGATTTTAAACTAGGGTCTTTTGTTTCTAAATCGATTGCAATATACTTGTGATCTTTTAAGTCTGGAAAAGAAGTGGGGCTATTCCATTCTGTTTGTGCAGTGTACATTAACTATAATCTCTTTCTAAAATCATTTCTAAATAATGCATTGCTTTCTTAATATCTTCTTCTTTTCCCTTGGAGGAGTGTCTGCATATGTATTTTATAGCCGAGCCTTCTGCAAATTTCAACCCATTTTCATTTATAAACTGTGCTGGCTGAATTTTAAAAGATCGATAGTGTTTTCCACCTACCTGTTTTTCTAACGAATCATAAGCTATCTCTTTAAAGTCATCTTTGTGTGTCATATTATTTGTCCTCCTATTGTGTAGTAGTGCGCTGTTAAAGGTGATAAAATATACAACCTTTTCATCGCCCGTGTTGTTCCAACAAAAAACAATCTGTGTGTTGAGTCTGGATCTTCAGCTGCTTTTTGTGCTAACATTGTTGATTGTGTTTCTGTTCCGTAGTCTATACACAAAACAATATTTTCTCTTTCTCTACCTTTGGCTCCGTGTATGGTAGATAATTCTATTCTTGGATCTGTTGATAAATTATCACCGCTTTTTAAAATACTTTTTATATATTTTTTTACATCTTCATCAAAGCTTAACTGTTGCCAATCACCTTCAATTAACAAACCATGTTTCTTTTTTAAAATATCTAAAGATATTATTTCCTCACTGCTTAATGTTTTGCCGCTAGAATAACCATACTTAATATGATTCTTATTGTAGTTTAAATAAGTCCACATATTTTTTGTTTCTTCAACTGTTGCTAGTTCTCCGTTATTTAATTTGTTCCAAGTTCTATAAGCTTCTAAAGTTTTTTGTGGTAGGATAGTGTTTCCTTTACCAAAAATTCTTAAACCTTTTCTATAAAAATGCTCTGAAAAATCTTTTAGTAATTTATTAGTTGTTGCTAGAATCATCCATTCTCCTTCATTAAAATCTAGCTCTTCTAAGTAACAGTTTTCAATAAGTTCTCCCTCTTCATCTTTAGGGTACCATTTCTTATCTACTCGTTTACTTATGTAAGGTAGTATCTCTAAGGCTTTTCTATGCACTGCTTTTGGAACTCTGTAAGACTTTTCTTGGTCGTCTCTTTCTCCATCTAAGTCTATAAAAATATTAGAGTCTGCACCTTGAAAATTATATATTGTTTGGTCGTCGTCCCCTGCAATGTAAGATCGTTTACATCTTGACTCAATGTAAAAAAACATATTCCATTGCAGAGGATTCAGATCCTGGGCTTCATCAAGAAAAATTGCATCGAGAGCAAGATGTTTCTTTTCCTCAACAAATAGTTTAATCATGTCAGAGAACTCATACATAACATTTGATTTCTTATAATATTCAATATCTCTTTCTAATTGTTCTACAAAAAATATATCTACAGAGCCTTGATGATAATTTAATTGTATAGAAGCTTCTTGTAGACTAATCAATTTTGCTCTAGCATAATTTATAACCTGTAAATTCTTATCTTGATGTATGGTGGCTCCGCTTTCGTTAATAAAAGTATCAAAGTTTACGGCAGAATAAATTGGAAATACATTTTTAAACTGTTTCCATTTCTTACCGTTTAACAATTTTTCTTTAGTATTAATTGCTAGTTCTTTGGTTCCTATGCCGTGAAGCGTTGATACATATAAAAGTTCAACTCCGGGAAAAACTTTTTGAATTTTTTCTGCACCATCTAAAGCTGCAGCTCTACTAAAAGTAACATAAGCTATCTTCTGTGGATCTGTATGTAGGTCATTAATCTCTTTGTTTAAATAATGATTGACAAGCCTGTAGGTTTTACCTGTACCTGGTGGACCCATTATTTTTTTTCTGATTACTGCCATGGTTCTTTCTCCATTTCATATTTTTTTGTAGATGGTTTATCTAAATTAACGTGGTTCATTTCTAGAACTCTATGTGTCTTACCGTCTATTTTTGGACTAGTTTCTGTTGCTTTAAATAACTGTTGCAACATCCTTAATGTTTTTTGTTTTGGGTATGTCTTGTCTGCCCAAGTTTTTGTTCTTAATAAGTATTTCCAAAAATTAGAGAACTTAAACATGGTTATGCCGTTTTTATCAGTAAAGGCAACACCTCTTAGAATATCTTCTTTATCTCGACCTGGTGTTTTATTAATATATTCCGACAAAATTTCAGTCAATTGCACACTAATCTTAGAGGATTCTGGAGCAGTTATTGGTTTAGCATTTACCATTAATTTTATTAATGCTTTTCGCCACGCATGTTTAGGTACGGGCATTAAAGGTTTTCCAATCTGTTCCATACATGCCACAGAAAATTTCTCTGCATCATGAAGTGTGGCTCCATCTACTTCTACTGTGGGACCATCTAATGAAACAAACCAGATTGGTGGCTCAGATTCGTACTTTCTAATTTCTGTAATTTCTAAAGTAGGTCCATCTTCTCCTATACCAAATTCTTTTGTTGCACATTTTTTTGCATTACAAAAACTAGATATTGGTTCATCTTTACATTTGTATCTATACTCTTTACTATCAAGAGATTTTTTTAATACATCAATTTCATTTGCACCTAGTGGTGGCTTCATAAATTTTTCATCGTATATATGCATACGACCTTTCCATTCATTGTTTTGTGTGTATCTTTTTTTAAGGTATACACCAACATTATACATACAATTATTTCTCTGTCCGTTTGGAACTCCGTCGCTTAATAAAGTAACTAAGCATGGAGGCATACCTTTAAAATAATCTAAACTTTCTTTTTCGTTTACAATAGCAAAATTAGTTAGCTCTTCTTCTGTCATAGCCATTTCGTTGTGGTAATCAAAAAATTCTTCTAGAGACATTTTCATTCCCTTAGAATTAAATGCATACCTTACTGAGTCCTTGCAATTATGATAAGGTAGATTTAAAAAACTTCCTGTGTCTCCTCTAGCTACGTTGATAGTATCCTGCTTAGGATATATCTCTGCTCTTGCATAACCAATTTCTGATGCTATTATTTTTAACTTGGCTCTCATTACAATGGCTGGGACAAACGTTTTTGTAAAAACAAATATGTGGGCTCCACCTGATTTGGAACGAAATACTATTGCTTTAATATTTTTTTCTTGTAGTTTTTTAATAAAGTCTTGGTGATTTACAGGGTATACATCTACATCAATACAACCCCATTTTAATTTATTGTCTCTGTTAATAGGAATGATACCTAAGCCAGGATCCTTACCTTCTAAATGATCTTGCCATAATTTTTCAATAGGTGGTTTATGCACGGTAAAAGATCTTGTTTCATTTTTACCCTTTTCATTTACTTGACTACTTTTTTTGGTAATGCCGTGGGCAATATCTAAACCTTCAAAAATATATATAAATTTATTTAACTCTTTCATATTGCTCTCTGATTAAACATGGGCGGCCTACGTCTCCATTGGCCGCCCACTATTCACACTATTTGCTAGCTAAACTAGTGTAAAATTTTTTAGCACGTTCATATAAACTACTATCTTTAACTGGTCCAATCTTAGTAACGTTGTAACCATACCATTGATTACCTTTACCAGAATTTAAAACTGAAGTTAATTTATAACTGTGACTAAAAGATGATGGATTGTATGGTCCGTTTTTACCATTGAAGGTAATGGACAACATCATAGAGTTCCATCCTCTGCTTATTTTACCTTGAGACGAACTCATAGATACTAAAGCTTGTTCAATAGAATCTCCATCAACGATCAATACATAGTGCTGACCAACAGTTAAGATATAATTACCATTATCTAATCGGTCTTTACCAGATCCATCTTTAGTGGTTTTTGATAGAATCTCAGAGTTATCGGCGTATATGTTCTCTGGTCTATTAGAACCAGTTCCAAAATCAGCCCACTCTTGGTACTCTAACTTATAGTGGCAGGGAATAACTTCTATTCCTTTTGCTCCATCATATAGTTTTTTTGTAACTATATTTAAAAACATGCCTGGTTCCGCACCTTCAACATAACTTTGATTACGCTTCTGTGCTTCTCCTGAGCCGTTCTGTAAAAGTTTCAAAATAGGTAAAGCCAAACTTTGTGTCTTTACATTCTCAAAACCTGATGCAGCATCATCTTCAAACAATATTGTTGAAGGTAGCTCTGCCTCTTTTTTTATTGCTACTTGTTTCTCGTCACTCATTTCTATCTCCTTGTGATTTTTGTACTGTTACCCGCGTAAGTTTTAAATAGGTCAGAGGGCATCTCACGTCCAGATTCGAGACGCTCCCTGACTACTGCTTTAAGTGTCATGGCATGAACCCCTATCTTCTGGACTGGTTCATATCCTTGACCTTTTGCAAGGTCCGCGTATTTGCTCGCCTTGTTGTCTTCGCCTTGACCAAAGGTAACGGTAACATCGTTTTTAATGATGTCACCTAGGCCATTGTTTCGAAGCCATTGAAAAGCTTTTTCCTGATTCTCAGGTAAGATAGAGGCACTATAGAATTTTTTTATTTCTATAACTTCTTCATCCTTAAGCTTTAATTTTGTAATATGCATTTTCTCCATCATCTCAGGTATTTCAAATTGAGATAATTGTTTTGCTTGTTCTTTTAATTTAGAAACACTTTTCTCTGCGTTTGCAATCTCGTCTTCTAAATTTTTTAATTCTATAACTTTACTAGACAAACTTTCAGCTGTGTCTGCTTGAGTTACAGATTGTACTCTGTCTTGTTCATAATCTATTTGACTCATCGATTTCACCTCTTTCATGTATGTTAAACTCAGTTGGATAGTACATCTTTTCCTGCCTGTCCCAAGTTAACGTTTTATACTTTCCGTTGTTAATATCACACGCAACAGCAATTGCCAAACCAATAACCTTTGGATCTCCAGATAAAAGTAAATAATCTTTATCAGAAAAATCTTTTAGCAATCTTCTAAGCTGATAAGTTATCGGACCAGGACTTCTAACTATTTGTGTGTCCTCTCTAAGAAGAACTTTTATTTGGCCATACTTTTGTGCGCCAACAATATTATATTTTGGACGACCAATTTTTGTACCAGGAACTTCTTGTAGCAGATAAACTATCGGCTCATTGTTTAGTGTCTTTTCTTTCATGCTTGACAATATAATCTTTTCATTTATATTGTCAACTAGAAAGAAGAAATAAAAATGATTAATTATAAGTTTAAGACAAAGCCATACGCGCATCAATTAACTGCGTTAGAAAAGTCTTGGGAGAAACAAGTTTACGCCTATTTTATGGAAATGGGTACAGGTAAGTCAAAGGTATTAATAGACAATATATCAATGCTTTACGACAAAGGTAAAATAAATGCTGCCTTAATTATAGCACCAAAAGGTGTTTATCAAAACTGGCACGACTCTGAGATACCTACACACCTAGTGGATCATATAGATAAAAAAATGGTGTTGTGGCAAGCCATGATTACTAAAAGTCAAGAAAAAAAATTAGATACTTTATTTGAAGCAGGAGAAGAGTTACATATTTTAATAATGAATGTAGAAGCATTCTCTACTAAAAAAGGTGTGGCTTTTGCTAGTAAATTTTTAAACTGCCATAATACTTTAATTGCAATAGATGAATCTACTACAATCAAAAACCCTAGTGCTAAACGCACAAAAAATATTTTAGATCTTGCTAAAAATTCTAAGTATAGAAGAATACTTACAGGTTCTCCTGTAACAAAGTCACCATTAGATTTATATACACAGTGCCAGTTTCTCGATTCTTGGCTCTTAGGACACGCTTCTTATTATGGATTTAGAACACGATATGCTGTGATGCGTAATGCAAACTTTAATGGCAGGACGGTACAGATTGTTGTTGGTTATAGAAACTTAGGTGAATTATCTGCAAAGCTAGAACCTTTTTCTTATCGTGTATTAAAAGATGATTGTTTAGATCTACCAGAGAAAACATTTATTAAACGTATAGTGCAGTTAAGCCCAGATCAATCTAAGCTATATTTACAAATGAAAGAAAAAGCTTTAGCAGTATTGAATGGTAAGATGGTTAGCACCACAACTGTAATGACTCAACTCATGAGATTACAACAAATAACTTGTGGACATTTTACAGCTGACGATGGTTCTACTCAAGAGATACCTAATAATCGTATTGACGAATTAGTGGATGTGTTAAGTGAGATAGAAGGTAAAGTTGTTATATGGGGCCACTGGCAAAAAGACATGACCCAAATAATAAAAGCAATAGTAAAAGAGTATGGAGAAAAATCTGTTGTAGATTATTATGGATTAACACCTAAAGAAGAAAGACAAGGTAATATAAATAAATTTCAAACAGATCCTGAGTGTAGATTTTTTGTTGGAACACCTGCAACGGGTGGTTATGGTATTACACTAACTGCAGCTAGTAATATGATTTATTACTCTAATGGTTATGATCTTGAAAAAAGAACACAGTCTCAAGCCAGAATAGATCGTATAGGTCAGAAATATCCTATGACCTATATAGATATAATATGCAAAGATACTGTTGATGAAAGAATAGTAAAAGCTTTACGTGAAAAAATAAATATAGCTAGTCAAGTTATGGGTGAAGAATTAAAAGAGTGGATATAAGATATTGTAGGACTTACGTATAGGCGCTATAATTTTTGTAATAGAACTACGATCACACCACCCATGCCAGTCATTACAGCCCCCATGGATACAAGTAGTATTCTTTCTATTCTAGTTATTTGACTTTGTAGTTCATGCATACGATCGTAAGTTTGCTTTTGCATGATACGGCATAACTTTTCATGTGAATCTATTCTTTGTAGTGCGTCTTGTTTAGCTGGCATATTTTTTAAACTCCACATCTACCTTATCGTAGTCAACCATCATATAACCATTAGCATGTTTAACACTTGCCCAAGGAACCTCATGAGCCATAGTGCCTTGATAAACAGTTGAATTATTTCTATAATTAAACTTGTAGATATTTATGTTAGATGGGGATTTGCCAATTAACTCTATATTTTCTTTTAATCTAATATCACTAAAGCCAAGGTTTCCTAGACCAGAACTTGTTGCGCTTGTTCCCCCTCGACTGCTTCCTCCGCTTCTGGCACCGCCTCCGCCTCCGCCGCCACGATTATCATCTTGTCTTCTCGCTGCTGCCTCTGCTTCTGCTTTTGCTATAGCTGCTTTTGCTGCTCGCTCCGCTGCTGCTTTTTGTGCGGCTCTTGCACTAGCTTCTGCTCTTTCTTTAGCTGCTTGTTCTGCAAACGCTTGATCTGCTTCTCTTTGTTGAGCTATTCTAAAAGCTTCTCTAGCCTCTGCTTGTATTCGTTCTTGTTCTGCTGCTGCGGCCGCTGCTTCTTTAGCTTCTATTGCTTCTGCTGCGCTAGAAAATAATTCTCCAGTGTCTGTATTAAGGTATTTTTCACCACCAGGTGTGTCCACAATTTGTATATCTTCAAACAATTCTTCTGCTTTCTCTGCACGGCTTTTAATTTCAGGTTTTGCTGGAGGCACTATTATATTTTCTGCAGTGGTATCCATTTCTCCTAATTCTTCTGCTCCTAAATTAAATCTCTCAGCATCAGCAATTGTTTGTCTCATTTTTGCCTCCGCATCTCTTTGTGCATCTGCTTGTGTTATACCTAATGCATCTGCTTCTTTTGCTTTTGCTTCTTTTAATGCAGCAAGTCTTTCATCTAACTGAGTGCCGCTGTAGTCTCCATCGGGATATTTGTCTGCTAATGTTTTCTCTATTGTATCTATTCTTTCCTGGTAAGCATCTTGTAAACCATATTGTGTTGGCGTTCCAATTCTACCACCTGATATTGTATTTAAAAAACCACCTGATACAGGATTGTATCCTGCCATCAACTCGCCTTCTGAAATTCTACCTATATCGTCTCTATCATACAACTCGTCTATTATACCTACTCTTGGATCTTGTTCAGGTAAAAGTTCTTTAGCACCTCTTAAAAGTGCACCAGTGATAGATTTTTCTCCAAAAGGTAAAAAGTCTAGTATGTTAAAACCTTCTTCATCTACGGCCTCTCCTGTTCCACTTATTAATTCACCAGTCACAGCATCGTAAACATTGTCTCCTATTTGAATTGTTTGAACCATTGGTAGATCTGCTATGGGTGTAACACCCGGTATGGTCTCATCTAAAGCACCTTTACTAAGAACATTATATTGCATTCTAGCATCATTTATTTTATCGCTAGCAAGTTTTTGCAAATCTCTTATAGACATTGTGCCTAGTGAAGAATCTCCTGTGTTAACTAAGACATCTCCTTGTCCTCGATCAATAAGTTGTGTGGCATAGTTATAAAGATTTTGTGAATTTTGTAGACCTAACGTATCAAACGCAGGTCTTATTGTTATATCTCCTGTGTCCGCAGCAGGCACAGTTGCCATGTCAGCACCGCCCCCCATTGGAAAACTAAAAGGGACTTCAGGAATTTGAGGTAACATACCGGTTGGATCTATTGGTTGAGTAGTGGGGCTTACCACATTACCTTCACCTCCATCGACAGGTGTAAATGGTATAGTGTCTACTTGCCCCATATCTGCACCACCACCTACTGGCGTAATAGGAACGGGTGCTGTTGTTTCCGGAACAGATGCCTCTGCTGCAGGAGGTATGCCAAAGCTTGAGTAATATTGTGCAATACCTTGTCCTCTAGCCAGATCATCTATGTAATTTTGACCAAATAACTTTTGTCTAGTTAAATTTAATTCTGGATCTTGAGCTGCAGCTTTTGCAGCAGCTTCCGCTTCTAGCTGCGAGCCACTCTGTAATTTAATTCTGTTTATTCCCATTATATCTTTTACCTTATTTCTATGCTTTGTTAAACAATATTTGGTCCTTTTCTAAGCTAGATAATTGTCTAAAGTCTTTGGTTAAATTCTGATTTGTACCAGAAGATCCTAGAACTGCAGGGTTAGCACTAGCTCCGCTAATAGGACTATTTACTATAGGGTTAATGTTAGATTGTTGACTAGTTATTGTAGGAGCTATTTCCACAGGTTGTGCATCTTCAAAAAATCTAACTTCACCATCTGATAAACTAATGTTTCTATTCTCTCGTATAATATTATTTAAATCAGATATAGCTTCTAAATATGGGTTTCGAATATTAACACCTTCTTTTTTATTTAAGTCTCTATTTATTTCTGCAATCCTTGTTATGAAAAAATCGTTAGGTCTCGTTGGTGTAAATTTACCTCTCATCAATTGTTCGAAAACTTCTCTTTTTAAACCTTTTCTTTTTACTCTTTTACTAATTATTGCGTTTGAAACACCCAATGTTCTAGCTGCATCGATATTTTTATACATCTCTCTTAATGTTGCAAATCTTTTACTTTGTGAATATTTATATGCGTTAAGGATATCATCTTTATCTACTCTTCCTCCTCTTAATAAAGGCGCTGTAAATAAATTATTAGAATCCCTTAAATCACTTAAAAATCTTGTTGTCATAAAAGTTAAAGCTTTTTCTGGATCTGAGTTTATAGATCTAAAACCAAACAAACCTGGAAGCTCATCTCCTAAATTATATAAATTACCATATTTATCTGTTTTGCCAGTAGCAGCTTGACCTAATCTTTTTAATTGTGATATAGAACCAGGTGTCAAAGTTTCTCCAACATGTAAAACTCCTTTACCTACTTTAACTAGAGGATCATCTTGTTCTTTCCAAACTCTTCTACCATCTCTACCTATGCCTCTTCTAATTGTGCTATCTACAAGTCCTTCTATAAATATAGATTCGCTAGTAAACGGTTGCATAATTTCAACGATTCCGTCTGTTAAACCTTTACCTAAAGCTTCCTTTAACGATTCATTAGAAGCATCTGTTTGAGCAAGTGCGTTTTGTACGGCTCTATACGGTCTAGTTAAAAAATCATAAGCGTTAGAATAACTAAAATCTATATATTTTAAATTACCTTTTTCATCTCTACCTGTTGGAAGTAAGGTTGAATTTCTAGACCATTCGGGTACAAATTTTTTTAACGCTTGCATCTCTTCGTCGCTAACATTATTTTTTGCTTTAAATACTTCAGACAATGCAAAAGGAACACCTCCAACAGTTGTACCAAAACTTAATAATCTTCTTAAACCTAAAGCTCTTAGTTCTGGTATACCACTAGTTATTTCATCTATTGATTGTGATATAATATTGTTACCTGTTCTCATAATTTCTAATGGAAACGCTATAAAGTTTCCAAACGGAGACTGTCTTAAAGCTTTGGCAGTTCTTCCAATATACTCATAGTTGGGCACTTGATTTCTTACAATATTAGCAGACAGCTCATCTACAAAACCATCAAACGATTCATCTACAATTTCCCGTCTTGCAACTTTTTTTCTAAAATAATTACCCCTTGGAGAGTTTTCCTCTAACACCGATCTATAGTTTGCTTTGTTAATCCCTAGTTTATTTAATATACTTGAATGTCTGTTTCTTTCTAATTCAAATGTTGTAATTTTCCAAAAGTCATCTTCTGCAATGTAAGACTCTTGTAGTTTACCAAATGTTTTTCTAACGCCGCTTGGAAGTTTAGATAATTTATCTAGGGCTTTTGCTCCTGTTGCACCACCTGCTATGTCTCTTGTAAGTCTAGCTATTTCACCTGCTTCTACTTGTGTTCCCACAATTCCAAGTCTTTGATACCTAGCAAATTGTCTTGCTTGTTCTTCTGGTAAAGTTCCAAAAACTCTACCTGCTGTCATTCTATATGCATCGCCTAATACACCTTTTCCACCTAATGTTTTTGGAGCCAATGTTTGTATATCGGTTAGATTTGGTAATATAGCGCCATTTGCTGCCGCAAAAGCACCCGCACTTATAAAGTTTCTGACGTGAGTTATCGGGGATAAAATTGTTTTAGCAACTTGAGCTGCACCTTTAGGTGCCAATAACATGTATCTATATGCTAGACCAGGTGTTGAATTATTTAACCAGTTGCTTGTTACATCAAACATAGCGTCATATTCTGGAGATCTAATGTACTTACCTTCTAGTGGGGACATACCAGAAAGTTCTGGTGATTGTTCTATTTTAACTTGTTTAAATTTATTAGGATCCTTACTTACACGTTCAGCTCCCTCTTCACCAAATTCTTTAACTAATTCATCATAAGTAAATATTTTTTTATTAGGTCCTGTGCTAAAAGATTTATTAAGATCGTCCATATATTTTAAACCAAAAGCTAAACGAGCTTGCCTGCTTGTGGTTGCATGAAACGTGTAATTAGGATCTTTTACAACACCTAATATTTCTCTTTGCCAAGGTTCTGCTACTCTTTTAGTTAGTATATCAGGACTTAAAGATACGGCAGCAACCTCATCAGGTGTTGCTGCTTTACCTGTTTCTGATCTAACTCCATTTTTAAAATTAGGATTAGCTACATCTTCTACATCTAATCCTTGTTTCTTAATAAAATTATCTATTTGATTATTAATCTGTTCATCTAACGCCTCTAATTGTTGTTTGGTTTGAGGTATTAATTTACTTTTTTTAGGTCCTTCTTTAAAATAATTTTTTTCATCTAATGCATAAGCTTTTAATCTACTTGCTCTTAAAATATCAAAAGCTTTTTTTCTAGTTTGCCCTGTTACTTTATATTTTTGTAATAAAGGTAATCTATCAAAAGCCTTAAATCTATAATTTACATAACCCCCTATTTCATTACTAAAACCTTTAAACTGTTCATCTGTTAATTTACCCCCCTGCATAAGAACTCCGGATAAATTATCCATGCCAAGACGCATATTAATGATACTGTCTTCTAGTTGTTTGATTGTTTTTTCATCGACTCCGCCTTGTCTCATTGTGTCTTGTAGTTTTTTTAATCTAGCGTTAACTTGATAATCACTTCTTTTAAAAATATTTTGTTTTACTTTAGCAGAGCCTTGTAAATTTTGTTGAATACTTCGTAACTCATTTTGTAATCTAGCTCGTTGTTTTAATAAATTTTGTCTTCTTGGTTGATTTAAAAAAGTGTCTACTTGATCTAAAGAAGATAATTTTATTGTTCTCAATTCATCATCAATTACTTTTATTTGATTTTGTAAATCAGGAACACTAGACAATAATTGCTGTTGCCCTTTATTTATTTTTATTCTAGCTAGAGCTTGCTCTCCTCTTTGTGCATTTAAAAGTAAATCTTTATTATTTTTAGGCATAGGACCTACAAATTTTTTATTGACTTTACCCTCTAAAATATCTTGTATAGATTCTAATAATTTTTCTTTTGTTAAAGGTTTAAATTTTCCATCAACAGTTTCTTTTTGTAATACGTTGTTTATTGGATCTATTATTTCTTTACTTAAATTATCCAATTCTTTTGCAGCTTCTAGTGTTTGGAACTCTATTGCTCTAATTGTATCCTCTGAACCCTTTAACATTTCTAATGTTTTACGGCTACCTCCTCCTTGAGGTGACAAACCTAATCTTACTTTCTGTATTTGTCTTGCTACAAAACCAGGTGCATATTCTTCAACACCTTTAGGATCTACTTTTCTTATTTTTTGTATACCTCTACCAGCGCCAATAATAGCTAGATTAAATAATGCTCCTTCTGTACCAAACTTTAATCTATTTTTTAATCTACGGTACGCTTCATCTCTACCTTCTTTAGACGTATCTCTATCCATCATGGTTATTGCGTAAGGCTCTAACGAAGTGCCTTTTGCAATATCTGCCAATGTTCCAATGTCTTCATCAGCAACAATGGCTTCTCCAAGGCCTCCACCTATAATTCCGCCTGTTGTCTTGCCCATTATCTTTCTACCAGCGTTAGTTAAACTAAAACTTTTACCTGCTCTTTTAGCAGCTAGTGCTCTTCGAGCTATATCTCTAGAAAATTTTTCTCCTTCTTTTACTCCCAACTTTCTTAATTCTTGAACAGCAGCTCTTCTACCCAATCCTCTAGCAGCGGTTACTCCCGCTCTTGCACCAAGTGCAAAACCAGAAACAGCGAGTGGTGCAATTTGTGTAATAGCTTGTGTTATTTTGCCAATAGTTCTAGCCTCTGCTTCGTCGTCAAATGGATTAACGTCATCAAACCATTTTTCAACATCTTCAGCAGTATCAGTATCTCCAACTAAATCAAAAATTTCAGCACCTAAAGATACAAAACCTTTTGGTATATTCCACAAACCTGTTGCAACACCAGCTAACGCAGATTCAAAAAAACCTACATTTTCTTCTTCATTTTGAATTGTGTTTTGTTTATTAAACTCTTCTAAAGAGATCTTGTCTTTAACAACATATGCCATTGGACCCCCTATGCGCTTACTGTTTTAGCCCCTAATACACCTACTTCGCCTTTTTCTATTTGATATAAAGTTCCATTGTCTTGATCATAATAGTATCCATCTTTTGTATCAGGTTTTATATTTCCTTTTTTATCTTTCGGTAAAACACTAAATTTGCTATAACCAATTCCAGATTCTTCTATACTTCTAGCAACTTTTTCAGCCACTGCAGATTCCATAGTTCCTTTTAAAGCATCTGAAATAGATTGAATTCTAGATTCTTGTGTTCTAAGTTTTCCGGTTTCTCCTGATATTAACATATTAGCTATTTCTATATCTGATTTATTTGGAAATTTATCTTTTAAAAAATCATATCTTTTTTCTAATTCTGTAGGATCCATTTTACTTAATGCAGTTTTTACAGCTGCAAGTTTAATCTCCCTGTCTCCAGCTTTTTTAGCTGCTGCGGTTTTAGCTAATCCCTCGATACTAGAGGAGGCTGCTTTACCTACAGTTCCAACTAAATCACCTCCTGGTTGAGCTAACACATTAGCTCCAAATCTAGCTAATTCTAAATATTTTTCTCTATTAGTGGTTTCTTCGTCATCACCAAAAGCTTGTTGAAACATATCTATATAACTTTTAATAGTATCTTGATCTGAAGGAGTGTCATCTTTATCTACAGTTATTTTTTGTTTAAGTGTTCCCGCATCAGGATTTGGAACAATAGGTGTGCCAGGAATATTTGCAGTAGATCCTTCTGGAGTTTTTGTAGGTACTTTAGTGTTTATTGTTTGGCCCGTATCTAATATTTTAATTTCACCAGAGTATTCTGGGTTAGATGCAAGATATGCATCAGCTTCTGCTTGTGTTCTAAACTCTAATGGAGCAGGTGCAAACACAGTTTCAATTAAAGATGGCTCCTCTTCTCTTTTTTGTATACGTTGAATTACATCTCCTGAGGTAGGATTTATTGCATTTAATATACTTCTAAAAAACCCTGGTTTAGTTCCTTCTTGAAAACCAGTTCTAGGTGTTAGTCCTGCATCAGGTGTAATACCTGACATAATACCAGTCATACCACCACCCATGTAGTTAGATCTTTTTACTTCACCACCTTTTCTAAACATTGGTCTTGTTAAAGTTCTAGACATAATTAAAATCCTAATGTTTTAGCAATTGGTGCAAAAGGATTTTTACCTGTTAGTCCTCCATAGATACCTGCAATACCTGCACCTAAACCTAATGCAGTTTGTAACGGACTAGCTTGTGGTGTTTGTGCTATTTGTGTTTGTCCAGGGTATCCAGAAATTAATTGTGCAACTCCTGTGCCGTATGTGCCTAATCTTTGATATGGTTCGTAAGCTTGTGTTTGTGCAGTTTGTCTTGCTGCGTCTTCAATAGCTTGTTGTTGAGATTGTTGTATGCCACCTAATCTTCCTAAACCAGATATTTGTTGTTGCACTAAGTTTTGTAACCCACCACCTAATGTTGCTTGCTGTGTTGCAATCGCTTGTTGATTAGCAAAGTCTTGTTGTCTTCTAGCTGCCGCTTCTTTAAATCCTTGTTGTAATAAGTTAGCTTGAATACCTGCTCTGTTTCTAGCTTGGTTAGCTAAAAACTCTGCTTGTAACACACCTTCTCTACCTCCACCAAATGCACCTGGCACACCTAATGCTCTTGCTGATTGTTGAGCTTGCTGTGCTTGTGTTTGTCTATCAAATTCAGTTAGCGTTGTATCAATAACATCTTGTTGGTAAGGCGACATGTAAGATTGTATAGAACCAGCTTGAGTTGCTGCTCCCGCACCTGTGCCTGTTAATCCTGTTGCTGCATCTGCAGCTGTCTCGGCTTTTGTTAAAAAGGGTTGAAATGCTCCTAAACCTTTAGTTGGATCAGTTGCTTGTTGGTATGCTGCTGTTTGTAGAGCATCTTGTGCTGCAACTGTTGGTGCAAATTTAGTTGTGTCAACTGGTAACGCTGTTAACGCTGCTAGTTGTGTTCCGTAGTCTCTACCCAGATCTTCTATAAACTGTGCGGGTAATGTTCTTGTTACTGTTTCAGCCATTATTTTACCATTCCTTCTAATCTTTTCATCGTGTTATACATCTTCTGTGCTCCTTTATCAATGCTCCCGTTGCCCGCTCCTCGAACCGCGTCAGCCGTCATTACAAATTCGTTCTTAGATAACATAGCTGGTACATCATCTGCTTTTTCTTTAACACCCACTGGCACAAAACCACCTTCATCTCTATAGTCTCTTTCCATAACACCAGCACTATTTTTTCTCATTTTACCTGTTGGCATACTCATGATACCACCGTTTGCTTTTTTATTCTTTTTAGCCTCAGCTTTTTTCTTTTCATAATCATATATCTCACCTCTAGCTAGTCCTGGGTATTTTTTTTCTAATTCTTCTTCAGTCATTAACTTAGGTTTTTTAGGAGGTATAATAATTTTATCTTTAGGTTTACCACCGTCTTTTGCAAGAAAACTTCTAGGAGTTAAAAATCTATAGTTTTTATCAAACATATCTGCTTGACTAAATTCACCGCTTTTGTATTTTTCTAGGTCTGCTCTTATTTGATCAAAACCAATGCCTTTACCTCTGTACACATCCTTAGCTAAGTTTTGTGCTTCATCTGGTGTAGCGCCTTTTGCTACAAAGTAACTAGCTAAACTTGCAGCTGATATCTTACCAAGCCCTGTTAGTTTTAATGATCCTGCTCCTTCAGTTAAACCTAGTTTACTAAGTATACCTTCAGTTCCTCCACCACTTATTGCATCAGGAACGCCTTTGACACTTGCTTTACCAAAAACTTTTTCCATATTCCCTGTACTTAATGGTGAACTAAAACCAGATTTTAATCCTTCCAGCCCACCTCTAAATGCGCCACCTTGTTTAAATGGATTACCTTGTAAGTCTGCTCCACCTAACTGTCTAGCAAGTTGTCCGCCGCCATAAGTTAATGCTGCAGATTTTAATGAAGAACCTATTCTACCTGTTCTGTCAAATCCACCTATACCTGCCATAGCCGCTGCGATGGCTGGATTGAATGGTGCAACGAAAGGTGCAGCTTTGACTGCAATACTCGATAGTTCGTTGGGTATAAGTTTTCTTAATCTTTTTTTAATACCACCAAGAAAAAAATTTGTTCTAGGAGTAACGTTTGTTATCCCGCCTTTATTACGCAACTGTCTTGGCATTTTACCTCTGTTAATCATATATGTGTCAATTGTTTTATTATACTATTTAGGCAGGGATTGCACCTGAATTTACATTAATACTTGGTTTTAACAAGTAAATCAAGACTATGTTGTAACCTCTCTAGGCTTAGATTGTAAGGCCGAGAGGACTACATGTAGTCTATTAGCTGTCGCTGCAGCCACTTTTAATACTTCACTTTCTTCTAATACTAAAGGTGCTGATAATAATTCTGTTGTGCCATTGGCGGATATAGACTTTGTTTTAAAAAGGCTGAATACAGCGTCCGATGCATCAGTAATAGTCACTGTTATGGTGTCAGCATTACCAGAGTCTTCAGATACCAATATAGATTTTATAATAGCGGTAGTTGCTGAAGGCACTGTATATAGTGTTGTTGTTGACGTAGTTGTTAAATCTACCTTTTTATTTACGAATGAATTAGCCAAAGAAGTATGCCTCCGCTTCTGCCTCGTCTTTTAAATCTTGTTGATAGGTAGTATTTAGTTTTTGCACAATACTATCTACATCTCTAACAAACGATTGTTGTATTTGTTGATCGTAATCTTCTGCTGGTTGTGTTAATGCTTGTACTATTCTAGCCACTTTTTGTTTTAACTCCTTTAATTTTTTTCTTATTTAACGATGCATAAAATACTTGTTCACCACGTTTCTTACCATATTGTTTTTTCATGGAACTCATTATCTTTTTACCTTTTTTATTTAGTGGCATTATCTTCTACCATCTGGTTGATAATCTATTCTAAATGTTCCTAACTTCCAAAACTGACTGGTGCTAGTATTTTCTACTTTTAAAGATATCTGTCTAGCTCTTGCACGTGTATCTATTTTTTGTGTACCGCTTGTTATTGTAAATGGACCTAATGTAGAACTAGCTTGTGTATCGTTTGGAAAATCTCTTAGATTTAATGTTATTCTTGAATCTCCTGTTTGTGCAAGAAAGTCGGGCAACACTCTTCTTATTTTCATCATAAACTCACCATCACCATTTAGTCCTTGTTGACCTATATCAAAGTCTCCGGATTCAATGCTTGCAGTAATTGATGTAGTTGCACCTTCTCTTATTTGATCTAAACCTTTTTCATGTTCATAGTAATAACTAACACCATCTAAATTTCCTTGTACAAATGTAGAAGAACCAGATGTACCATTAGAACTTGTATCATATTCTGTTGCATGTGGTTTACCAAAAACAGCTGAATCTTGCCACGCTGTTCTCGCCAATGTGCCAACAGTCCACACTGGTCTTTCGGGGCTTGAATCTAGATAATTATATGCAACCATTCTATTTACTGTTCCTGATCCAGAGTTAGGATAGAACCACATCACTTCACCAAACAAATTATTCAAACCTGCATTAATATGTTGTTTTGGAATTGTATTGATATCGTCAAATACATGATCCTCAACTAAACATGGTAATGATTCTAGTTTACCTGTGTATCTAAAGAAACCATTCTCTGACAT